CCGAAATATCATAACTGTCACATCCAAAAGCACCCATGTACTCATTTCCAGGTTTTTTAAAACCATTTTGCTCAATAATATTATTTTGAAGATGAGATGGTGGTATCCAACTAACTTTGAATCTACCTTTTGGATCTGGATAAAATATTACTTTAGAATCTTTAATTCCATTAACCCACTGAAAACTACCAGTGTTAACACCTATTGAAGTTGATAAATCTTCATTATAATCTACTTGCTCGTATATTTTTTGTAAGTTAAATATACTATTCTTAGTTTCATCTCTAAAAGCATGTTCCTCTGTTCTAGGAAACTGTCTGTAAAACTCATTTAAAGCATCACCATCACTTTTTAAACCATCAACTTCATTCTGCCAATGCTCTAATATGCCAATGTCTATGTATTCACCAAAAGGACCTTTAGTTTCTTCTTCTGGTGTATCAAATACTGGTTGCCCAAATTTGTCTATAAAACCCTCGTAGTTCCACTCCATCGGTATGAACAAAGAATATAAACCAGAACCAGTCTGACCGTTTTTATTCCTCTTTGTTACATCTGAGCTTTTGTATAACTTCTTGAAGTTCTCTCCACCTTTATCTAAAGCGTTAGAGGTACTACCCATCATACACTTACCTATTATTCTACTACCTAATCTTAAGGTTGTTTTCGTGACCCGCCAGTTGTTGAGGATATTGTTTGGCCTCTCCCATTTCCCTGATTCGTCGTGTACGAGAAGTTTGAGTTTCTCCCCATCGTAGGAGTTGTCACCGGTGTTCTTCCAATCGATGGTTGTGTCCAAGCCTTGTAAATCTTCTGGTTTGTCTGTGCTCGTGATACTCCGTCTGGTAAGCTTTGATGCTGGGACCCTAAACGCAATTTCTGTTTTTGGTCTGTCCATACCGTCTTGGATCGGTTTAAAGAAGAAGGGGTAGTTGACGGATATGGGCACGACTTTGTCTGTAAACATCTTCTTAGCGTCAGGACCGGACTTGGACAAGATACCATACCTGGAATCACTGGATATAGTTGCCAAGTTGACCACCTCACCCGATGCCATGAAAGAGAACCCTGATCGTCTATTCTTAAGGTAACACATTCCATAACATCTGATGTCTGCCTTGCAGGCTTCCCAAAAGATGTAGAATATTCTATTGGCCTCACGAAAGTCTGGTTGCCCGACGTCAATTTTACTCCATTGCAAGTACATGTAATGAGTGCCAGTAATATAAGAATTACTGCCGTTGTTATCAAACCATAAGCCTTCTTCTCTGCGCTTAAATTCATCTTCTATATATTCTATGTATTTTTCTTTAAAATCTGCTGGATATTCTTTCCAATCAAATATTGTTTTTATTCTACCTAGTTCTTTTGGATAAGGAGTTACCTCCCACGTATTACTTTTAAACTTTACTATTTTATCTGATTTAGGTAGAGCTATTTTAAGATTCTGTATCTCATATATATCACCTATTTTACCAGTTTTGCTTATAACAATAACATCGTGTTCTTTGTTATAACCGTATTCCCATTTCTTGGTTTTGTTTAACCTGGAAATTGTACTCTTTTTTATAGGCTCTATAACCTTTAGTAAAGTCTGTTCGTACATTATTTAGATCTTCTCTCTGCAAATCCACCAAATGAAACATCTTTCTCAGTATCAACTGGTATTTTGTTCTCTAAGATGTTATCCTCCTCCTCTATTCTCTTAAGTATTTCAAATGCATCAAAGATAGCTAGTTTCTTGGTCGCTGCTGCATTCTTTAACCTATCTGCTGATATATCCTCATCTGAGTCTACTATTGCTTCCTTGGCTACTTTAATTAATTCCTCAACCGCTATTTGTCCAGCTAGGATTATATTCTTTTTCGTTTCCTTGATATTCATACTTGATTGAAATTTCTTTGGTTAAAACCCTATAAAGTTTTTCACCATCTACGATAAACTCGTATTCACTGTTAGGCGTAAAGCCAACTAAATCCCCTTCTTTAATGTTAAATTGCAATAGGTTTTTATCTATGTGCCTCATTACACCCATTAATGGTTTTTCTTTTTCAATTGTAAAGTCATCGTCGTGATGTATGGGCTTTACAAAGCAAAAACCCTCAGTAGCTAACCACTTATTATCTCGCTTGTAGGAGAATATCTGATCCTCTCTAACGCAATAAGTGTTTTCATCTATATAACTCCTGCTGTTCTTCTCCTCACCTTTGACATTATGCCATCTTCTAAATACATTGTGATGAACTATTACTTCGTCACCTACTTGTATTTTTGTTTTAACAGCTAGAGGTAATTGCTTTACAATTGCTTCTCTACTAACATATTGGTGGTTAAATATCTCTGTATTTAATATGAGATCTTTATCACCAACCTTTGTAGTATTGTTGTATCTATTTTTCTTTGGTTCAATTATAAAGTCAAATATACTTTTCATTAATACTGTAGATTGTATTCGACAGATACAGCCATATTCTTGTTAAAGTCTTTCCATATCAGGACGTCTTTCTCCTTCTTGATATATATGCTATACTTGTCGTCTTGTTCTATAATATCACAAATTGTATGCCCTCCGTAGACCTCTTGGCCCACGGAGTAATGCATAGCTTCGTTCTTATAATCTTTACCAATACTAATCTTACGTATCAGCTTGCTGCTCATCTTCTTCTTTTATTGGTTCGTAAGTTCCATCCATGATGTTCACTGAAACTTTTCCATACTCAGCCTCTAGCTTATCTTGAATTACTTTTAACTCATCTTGAACTGTTGCTAGAGAATGTAGCAATAAATGCTTACGAGTTTCTAGTTGACCAATTTCTAATTGAGCTTGATTTATTTTGTTGACAACTTCTTGTAACTCCTTGAGTTCACTTGTCTTAATACTTAATTTTGCTTCTGTACTTTCCATTTGCTTATTGTTATATAATATGATTTAATTCTTGTAATAGGTATTACACACCGATTTGTTTTGTTACTACTGTTGGTGTAATTTTCTCTGCTATCTGAGCATCAATACTAGCCTTAATAGATGCAACTTGCTCTTCACCAAGCGCTGCTTCCACCCAACCAATTACATTTGCTTCAGTGATATCAGCGAAAGCTGTAAAGGTACTCAAATCTTCAGTATCTAGAGAGACTACTCCGTAAGAATCTCCTGTGTTCTCATCCTCGGTGTCATCGACACCATTTAATCTCCAGTGAACATTAAAGATCACATCTGCTTGATCACTCTTTGTTGGATATGTATCAACTGTTGTACAGTTCCATGTATATGTTATTGC